TTCTGTTGCACCAATGGCAGTAACACCAGTTACAACACCAAGTGTTGATACACCAGTAACAACAAGACTATTGAAATCACCTTCTGTACTAGAAATGGCAATTCCAGTCAGCTTTGAACCATCACCATAGAATTCTAATGCAGTGATGGATGAAGATGCAGAAACATTTGAAGCATATAATTCTGTTACACCAGTCACAACACCAAGTGTTGATACACCAGTAACAACTAATTCAGTGAAATTACTTCCACCACTAAAACCAATACCTGTAAGTTGAGATCCATCACCATAATAGGTGGTGGCAGTTACTGAATTGGCTACTGAAACATTAGAACCATAAATTTCTGTTGCACCAATGGCAGTAACACCAGTTACAACACCTAAAGTTGATACACCAGTAACAACCAATTCATCAAAATTACTTCCACCACTAAATGCAATACCAGTAAGGTTTGAACCATCACCATAATATGTTGCACCAGTTACAACACCTAAAGTTGATACACCAGTAACAACTAATTCATCAAAATTACTTCCACCACTAAAGGCAATACCAGTCAGGTTAGAACCATCACCATAATATGTTGCACCAGTTACAATACCTAAAGTTGATACACCAGTAACAATAAGAGCATCAAAATCTGCTAAAGGACCACTAAATGCAATACCAGTAAGATTTGAACCATCACCATGGAATTCAAGGGCAGTGATGACACCTGCATATTCGCCACCACCCTTATCATTCATTGTGACGCCAGTACCCAAGTGGAGTTCATTGGTTCTGCCATCAAGTGTAATGGATGCTGAACCAATAGTAACAACACCAAGAATTCTTACATCACCATCAATAATGATTTCAGTATTACCTGAACCAACATAAATTGACCCAAGTGTATTTGTAAGAGTTGTAATACCTTGAACTACTAAAGAATCTGCAATAATATTTGCAGTATCACCACCACCAGCATTTGAACTTACAGTTACTATACCTGAACTTATGTTTGATACTACAATATTATCACCAAAATTTATTATACTTGCAACACCTTTACCTACATCATCATCTTGTATTGTAATTCCAACACCTGAAGCAACAATTCCAGTCAGTTTTGAACCATCACCATAGTATGTTGCACCAGTTACAATACCAAGTGTGGATATTCCACTAACAACCAAAGTATCTGCTTCCAAGTTAGGAACATTAGTCCCTGAAGTTGTTGCAGCAGAGATGACAACACTTCCATATGAAGTGGAAATACTTACATTGGCACCAGCTACAATTTCAGTAACTGCAGTGCCAATATTGGTACCATCACCCAGGGCATTATATACTTCAATAAAATTAGAATTAATTTTATCAGCACCTACTAATAGACTATCACCAGTACCATCATTTGGAGACGCTCCAGTGTAAATTCCCTGTCTTGCCATCTCTTATAAAACACTAATACTATGTTTTATTTATTATTGTTATCAGATATAGCGTTCAAATCTTAGTGGTTTATTTCTATTAACCAATCCAGATGTTTTGATTCCAGTGTAACCATTTTCCCCATAGAAAGGTAGGTCACTAATTCTCACTACATCCTTCAATAAGATCTTACCCCAACTATAATTACCAAGATTTGCACCAGAAGTATTAGGAATTACTCCTGTTCCTGATTCAACCCTAGCATTGACTCTTACAATTGTAGTAGAACCAACACCTGGTATGGTTTCAGTAGCAGTTGTTACTGCAGACACTTGATAAACACCATCTACAAAGTTTGTAACAATTCCAATTTGGTTACCCCCTGTGTCTTGTGTTGCAAATGTTCCACCTGTGGAAACATTTGTATCAAATATTGTAAAGTAATCACCAATTTGAATTTCACTTAATGTGATTGGGGGATTTGCATAACTTGTATCTCTTAAGAAAGAATCTAAAGGAATGAACAAGTCAAATACAATTTCTCTAGGTGTGGGGGAATCATCAATTTGTGTAATAACACCATAATCACCAATATAGTCATTTATCTCCAAAGTCTCCTTCACTGTTCTGGGTTCTCCCACAATAACAAGTGGTGGATTGGAAGTACTATATCCACTACCACCATAAGTAACAGCAATTCCTGTTACCTGGCCATTAGTGATGGTTGCTTCTGCCAATGCAGTAGAACCTATTCCTACTGGTGGTGCAATACTAACTTCAGGAATATCATCATATCCAAATCCATTGTTTGTAATTACTATGGTTGATACTTCACCACTACTATTCACATTTGCACTTACTACACATCCATCTACTGTATCTTGTGATTGAATATCAATGACATTTTGGTAGTCAAGATCTGCTGTTTCATTGAATGGATCAAAGTAAGGTCTTAAATCATTGGTGTAAATTATAGTAGTACCAATAGAAACTGGTTGTATTACTACCGCAGTAGGATAGATTGCAGGTTCTAATTCTATTCTATCTTTTCCAACAATTTCACCATCAATGATTGAATCACTAGTCTGTTTGCACCAGGTGACTGGTCTTGATAATGAACGACTTATAGTAACTCCAGGACCAGGATATGGATTTGTCAAAACACTATCCAAAGTTTGAATTTTTGTCACAACTCTTGGATCTTCATCCAAAAGAATAGATTGTCTATTTTGTGGATCATTATTTAATTCAACAGTATCACCTCTCTTTACAGTTCTAAGAACTTCTGTAAAGATAACATCTTTATCTGGTGTTCCTTTATAGAATAGAACATTTACAATAGAACCAGGTTTTGGTGGTTCTGTGAAAACAATTGTACTTCCACCAGTGAAAATATAAGCAACATTTGGTTCTTGTAGTACATCATTCAAGAAAACAAGTAAGACTTGTGAAATATCAATTCTTGAACCTCTTCTACTTTGAATGGAAATAGGAACTCCTTCCAATCTCAAATCAAAGGCATCTTCCACACCATCAAAATCAGTAATATCATCTAATGGTTCCAATTCACCAAATGTCCATCCATTAAATGGATCTGTAAAATTATCTTCAACTGTTATTTGGAATTCACTATATGGTAAGGAAGAATTCAAAGGAATACCAGTTGTTCCACCAACTGCTACAGTAAGAATCTCACCTTCACCATAACCAAATCCTTTATCTACCAATGTGAAGGAAGAAACACTAGATGCAACACCAACTTGAAGATCTACTGTTGCTCCAGTACCAATACCTGCAACTGATGTTGAACTATAAATCAGTGGAATATCTTCATATTCAAGTGGTGAATCAAATACAACTTTGATAGGACCTTCATCAAATCCACTTAATGGATTAGTAACTGCAACACTTACAATATGACCATTTTGAACAGCAGCAGTTCCAATAAATGTAATTCCAGAAGAACCCACACTTACAGTTTGAATACCAACATTAATGGGATCTTGAAGTCCTGATCTATAACCAGAACCACTATTTCCAATAGAAATTGAAGTAACTTCTCCACTAGGACCTAAGACTGCAACACCACCTGCGGTAACCAAAGGTTGGAAACCAAATCCCTGTACAGAACCAACAGAAACAATCAAACCACCTCTTGGTAATCCTGTTCTATTGGGATCATATCCTATAGATGAAGCAGTACCAAGGAAACTAATATCAGTGAAACCTACATTTTCATTTAGGGTATAAGAACCAAGACCCCTTTGAACTCCTGCAGGTCTTTGTGGAATTCCATTTATCAATACTATACCATTGTTTGTTGAAAAACCAACAATATCCTGATTGAATTCTTTTAAAGTGAAAGTAGAAGTCAATCCAGTAAATTGATTTGAAATATCATCAAAAATATGATTATTGGTATAAGTTTCATCAGTCCCATTTACATAACCAGTTCTAAGGAATACTCTACCTTGGAAAGTAGAAGACTGACTAATACCTTGCCAATCTCTTTCATCTGGATTTCCTGTAGTTGTACTTATTGGTCTAGGACCATATGGTGGTTCAACAAAGTTAATAATGTTATTGGAAATATAATAATTACCACTAAGTTTTGTAACTAATTCACCTGCTGGGTGATTGGTAACCTCAGTTCCAACCTCACCTCTTCTAACTTTTACATTATTAGGACCACCTACACCTACTCCTTCAACAATTACATACTCAGAACCAACACTTAATACATCATTATATGATATGGATGTTATACCAGTTAAACTTATGAATGGTTGACGCTCTACTTTTTCTGTAAGTGTATATGTAACAGCTGTTCCAGCAAGGGGTGACTGTATTAAATTATCAATACAGATAAGTGCCTTTGTATTTTGTAGATCTGCCTGTAATGTATGTGTAGTACCAATACCAACTGAAGTAATATCAAATACTGTAGGGAATCTTTGTAAAGATTCTTCCACAGTTGGTGAAAACTGAAGAATAGAATCACTAACCTTTACTGCATACACTTCTGGTGGAAGTTTGTCTGTAAGACCAATTCCAGGAACAACAGTTGCAGCAATTCCAATTCTTTGTTCTAACTCAGTAATTGAATAGAATAATTTTTCTCCAGTAACAAAGTAATGATTTGGTATTAATACACTATTTTGATCAACATTTACAATTCTACTACTTTCACCATTAAATGATCTCTTAAATACTTCTCTACCCTCATATTTAATTGGGAATTTTGCAGGAATTTCAATTCTAGTTCCTCTAAATATTCCAACCTGTGAAACAATACTAAAGTTTCCAGTTCCAAATACCTGACCTAATGCATTTGTTCTGGTTGACATCAAGAATTTAGGTTGGGAAATTGAACCAAGGTCAGTTCTTTGTCTGGTTGTGAATATTCTAAGATCAATAGTAGAATTGGGTCTGGGGGTATAAAGTAATTCTATACCAAACTCTGATGTTTGAAGTTCAATAGTACCTAAAGTACTACCACCAGTTTGAATATTTCCAAATTCTACTACAAAATTAGGATTGGGGAATTCATAAGTTGCAAGTGAATATACTTCAAAACTTTCATATTCATTGTTTGCAACATCTTGTGCTAAAATGTAGTAGTATGCAGATAAGAAAGGTTCAGCATATGAATCAATTACAACTGCAGTAGGTGTAGCAGAAGAAGGAATATTTACATTACTTGTAATTAGTTGTGAAGCATCAAGGTCTAATGTTGCCCCAACATTTCCTGTTGCTCCATCATAAACCGCAATAATTGAAGATTGTGAAGTAATAGTATTTCCAACACCAGAGAAAAACTGTACATCAACACCACCACTTCCATTCAAAGATGCACCAAAAGTTCCAAAACCACTAGAATTGAACAGTAATGAACCATTGTTTGAAATTGAACCAAATACTGATAAAGAAACATCTATGTCATTGTGACAAAAACTAAGTTCATGTCCTTCTACATTACCCTCATTATCCTCCAACAACACAAGAGCTTTACCTGCTTGTATATTTGGTGAAATTCCTGTAATGATAGTTTGACCAACACCTGGTTGAATAGTATCAGATTCTGAGAAAATATCTACAATATTTCCAATAGAAGTAAATGCAACTCCTGCAATATTTCGCATACTGAACGCAAGTGTTGTAGATGCATATTCTGTGAATTCAAAGTCAATAGGCGCAAAATTAAGTTTCCAACTATTGTTTTCTGGATCTGCAACATATTCATATGTACCTAGAGGTAGATTGGTTTCACCAATTGCATATTCATTAACATATGCATTATCATCATATTGTAATACATCCAAAATACTAACTTGAGTTGAAGATGTATCTACAATATTTTGAGTAAATATGAATATTCTATTCCAAATATCAATATCTTCATATGTTGCAATAGTTTCAGTCTTATCACCCCTTTCTGCATTATTGAATTCACCAGAGAAATTATCAATAGGAAGAACCCTATTTCCTATAGATTCAAAGTAATCTATAAGAATTCTATTTTTGAAGATAATTTTGTTAGAAATTGTTTTTCCATTGATGCTTAAAGTTCTTTCAAAACCATCATCATAATCAACATAACAATTCAAACTTTCAATACTTACAATATCTGCAATAGTTTCAACATCCACTGTTGATGGTGTTGCAGTTTTTTGTGAAGTAGTTTCAACAACATAATCTGAAAATCTTTCAAAACCAGCAACATGCGACAGTGTATCTACAGAATCTTCCCAGGTTGAAAGTGGAACTTCTGACTTGAGAGAATATGAGAAATATTGATAGTATTCATTATCTGGGAGTCTTTGGAGATTATCATTTAAGAAACCAACATTATTCTTCCAACCATTGAATACTGTTGCACCAACACCAGTTACAACTTCACCATTGAAGTCAAAAACTGATTCAACTACTGCTTCTGCATTAGATACTGAACCTTTCAGTCTATTCCCTTTTTCAAATTTACTGCGTGTAACTAAAGTTAAGAATTCACTATCTAAATTCCATCTACCAACATTACCAGAAGAATTACCACTAGTGACTGTTTCACCAACAAAGAAATTATTCTTTTTAGTTTTTATATCAAATGTTGGGAATTGTGATTGAGGTATTATTCTACCAAAAGTGTTTGTTCTATCAACAGTACCAGGTTCAAAACCAGGGGCAAGAACATTAAACATAGAATATTCAACATATGCACCTAATCCACCTGCATTTGTTTGGACACCAACAATTGGGAAAAGACTATAGTTATAATCAGAAGAATTATAACCAGATGAACTTTCAAAAGGTACTATTGAAACATTTTCTACTAAAACAGAATCATTAATTTCAAATGGGAATAAACTATCATTTAAGAAGACTGCATCAAGAAATGCAGTAACTGTTTTGGTTGATGGATTATATGACAGTGTATCAATACCAACACCATTTGAATTATTTGTAGGAATGATTTTGGGAGTGGATTCAGAAAGACCAAATGTATTCTGAAGAATAGTTACTTCAGGATCATCAAAGTTATAAAGTAATTCTGCATCACTTTGTACCTGACCTGTAGATCCATCAATGACAATTAATCTTGGTGGTACCAAATAATTTTTACCATAAGTAACAATACCAATACTTTCAAAAGATGATAGTGGTTCTACCTGTAACAGTAGAGGAACACTTGTTGTTGGTCTAATTGTTTTATCAGTTGCATAATTAAATCCAATATCTTTAAATCTTGTATTTTTAATTTTTCCAATAGAATTACTTGATGGTTTTAGGAATGCACCAGTACCTTCAGAAGTTGAAATTGTACTAATACCTGGTAAGATTTTATAACCACTACCACCAGAGGGTAAAGTTATACCAGCAATACCACCCTTTGCTGTCAATGAAGATGTAATATAACTTAATTGAGAATTTGATGGTGTGAGTGATTGATTCAGAACATTTGTTGGAATTGTATATGTGAATGTACTGACACCAACTGTAGAAATACCATATGTACCAGAAACTGGTGATCCAACAATACTTAAAGTATTGTAATTATCTACATCCTTGTCTATTACAATTTGTCTAAATGTAAATGGTAAATCAGAATAACTTGTTGGCTTGAATTGATAATACAAGTTATTAGGAACTTGATTGGTGATATTCAAAGTCAAATTTGCACCAGAAGTTCCCATCCTTCCATTCTTAACTACTTGGAAGGTATCATTTTCACCAGTTGTTTCAAATGTATTAATAAATTTTCTATCAAGATAAAGTGAAAAATCAAAAGGTTCTCCTGATCCTGTATCAACAGAAGTAAATGCCAAACTTATATCAGAAAGATCAAATACTATTTTTTCATTTGCTTGGACTTGTAAAAGTGGATTTACTTTTGATAGATTGTAAGTAATAAAGGAAGGAGCAAGTGGATTTACTTTAACCTTTACAAAGTTTGGACTTGATTCAAATAGTTCATATTTTTCTTTTACTAATTTAATTTTTGTTCTATCAAAAGGATACACATAGTACATACCATCATCAACTAATCCATTTGGTAGTCTGAGGTCTGTAGATTCAAATATTACCTTATCACCAAATTGGAAATAGTAATCATCAAATTCAATTGTATTTTCATTATCATTGATATTTGCATTCAAAAATGGTTTAGGATCAAATACAATTCTTCTATTAGATTCATTATATTTTACAACTACACTTCTTGTTGCAAAGGAAATAACATCCAATCTAACAATGTCATCATTCTTTAAGTTAGTTTCACTATCAGTGGTTACTTGAACTAAATTTTTAGAAACATTTGCAGTTACAACATTATTAAGATTTGTTGTAAATGAATGATTGTTTCCAATACCTGTAGAACCAAAGTAGAAAAGTTTTGCATCTGAATTGATACCAGTAACAATTCCAGTTGAACCCATTCCAACTTTTATGTCACTAATACCAATGAAATCTTTTGTAAATGGATAAACATATAATGTATCCACATTAGTCAAAGAAGTGTAGGCTTCAGCACCTAGTCCATTCCAATATGTTATTGATACACCTGAATTTGGATCATATGTGATCTTATCATTAATTCTTAAACCATGATTTGGTAAGTAGATTTGTTGTGGTTCAATGAATATTTGTGTAATACCAACACCAGGATTTGAAAATACTACAGTACTTCCAACACTAGTGGAAACAACTAATGATTCACTTGGGTCAAAGTAGTACTCACTATTTGAATTGAATTTTCTAGAAGTAGGAACACCTACAGAAGTTATACTAAATGTCCTAGGAACAAGGGAAAGTGGGGTTCCACTGGGATGACTTGAACCAGATGTACCATCAATTGCTCTAAAAACTTTTAATCTAGAACTTTTTTTATCTACTTCTAAAACTCTTATTTTTTCATCTTCAATAGTATAGATATCATTTGTTCTAATATCATCAAGGTTAATATCATTTGAAATATTGAAGTAGGTTATAAAACCAGTGATTGATGCAATATTTGTTCCAAGTGAAAGTAAAAGTGTCTTTGCAGGAACTGATGCAATGTATGGTCCAGAAATGAATGGGAAATCTGTAGAAATACCACTCACAACTACAGTATCACCTGTGATCAAATTGTGGGGTTGATCTACTATTCCAGTATATGTATTATTTCCATTAATAAATTCCACACCACCAAATAATTCATTGGTGACACTAATGGTAGATATATTTCTACCAGTAATTGATTGTACTATACCTTGGGCACCAAATCCACTGGTATTTTTATTATCAAAGAAAATTTTATCAGTTACTTTGTAATTGTCACCAGTATCAACAACCTCAATACTATCAACACTACCAATATCAGCAGCATTTACAATAATTTGTTGTTTTTGGAAATTAGTAGAATTCAATAGGTAGTCATAACCACCTTTAACATTTACTAGATTGTATGGTAAAGTATTTCTAAACCAAGAATTGTTTTCAATATTATACTTACTTTGTATTGATGTGGTTTGATAATTAAATACATTTGGTTTTGACTTATAAGTATTTCCAATCACAAATGGGAATACTGGTTTGAAATAATTTTGGAAATCTGAATCAATAATATCATCTATGGTAGTAAAATAAGCATAAACACCATTAGGATATTCTGGTGTAATGCAGAATCTACCATTATGGATATCTAAATCACCATTTTCTATAAACTCATAATCATTTGTAAAGAAACCACTAGGAAACTGGGATTCTGGTGGTCTATTATTAGAAATTGTTTGTTTTTTGCGGTAACCTGATTTAAGTTTTTTAATACCACCAGAACCATCAGGATTTACATAAGCATAAGGTCCATAAATTGGATTCCCATCATATGCCCATCCAAGTATGGGGGAATGAACTGTGTTGGGAATTTCCTCTCTGTTTGAATTCAGGCGAAGATCAGTAAAGTTATAAAGTTTTACTACTTTTCCATCATCTTCCTTTACTGGATATACACTTGATCTTAATCTTCTAGGTGGATAAATTGCACCATATTCCAAAGAATCCGAATTGATGTTCTGTGACAAGACACCATCATCTGATTTAATGGTTTTGAAATTCCTTTCAAAAAGATTAACATTCCAAATAGGAAGATTTGCAAAAATTTCTGCACCCTGACCAGGTGAATTGACAGTTATTGAAGAACCAGCACTATAACCTATTCCACCATTATTGATTACTACATCTACAATCTTTCCATCTTCAATTATTGCAATCAAATCTGCAAACTTACCAGTTGAATCAACTACTAAAATGTCTGGTGGTGCAGTATAATTTCTTCCACTCTCTAAAATAATTACATCTACAATTCTACCATTATTGATAATGGGTACCAAGAACGCATTTTCACCAGAATTAAGGTTTATATTTGGTTGTCTATTGAAATCAATAATAGTAGATGCACCATAACCAACTCCATTTGCAGTTGTATCAACTGAAATGATAGAACCTCTTACTTTTGGTTGTAAAATTGCATTAAAATTTTGTCCAGAAAGTGTAGAAACACCAATTACTCCACTCACTGAAACTTCAATTGGTGGATAATTGAAAGAACCATCACCCAATTCAGTAAAATTGACAAATAAATTTCTATCTATGAAGAAATTTCTGTCATCAGTGCCAATTTCTACAATATTAAAATTGTCATCATCAATTTTATTGACAAAATACTCCTTTGTTGAAGAAACACCAACAACAGGTGTATTGCCTGGTGTATATTTTATGATGTCTTTTGTATTATAGCCATGATTTTTGATAAAAACTTGATTTAATGCAGTGTTAATTCCAACATTTGCATTAATTACTTTCTTATTGTTCTCATAATTTGATCCAGAATCAACAATAATTACATTTGAAATTATATTTTTTCTATTTTTTGACTTAAATGAATGAATTCCAAGACCTTTACTGGTCAAACTTACAGTATTAATGCCAGAATTTGAATCATCAAACTTATTATAGATCTTAACTGTAAATGCATCAACTACACCAACGCGATAGGCAGCATCAGTGGATAAACCACCTACTGAAGTTCCACCATTTGTGTTATAAATTACCTCTTCATTATCCCTAAACTTATGGAAAGTAGTAAAACCAATAGTATTATTGGTAATATTTACTGAAGATGATTCAGAATTGAAAGGAACATCATGAACAATTGATGTAAGATTTGCCTTTAATACTGCACCAGTACCATTTCCACCTGTGATACTAATAACTGGCTCTTCCAAATAGTCAAAACCAGGATCTACAATAGAAACTTCTTGGAAAGAACCACTAACTGAAACAGTTCCTGAAGCCCCAGTTCCAACTTTATCTTCAATTTCTAAAATGGGTGGATTAATTACATCATAATTTGAACCACCACTTACCACATCCATAGATTGAATGGGTCCATAATAGACACTATTTGGTGATTTGTAATTTAAAATCTCAACACCATTGACAAACATCCCTACAAAACCTGGTTCTGTAGGATATTCTTCATCTGCATTTTCAGGATCTTCAAAAATTCTACAAATTTCTTGTGGTTGAACAGTTTTTTGATAGAAACTTGCATAAACAAATTCATTATCTACAACATTTCCTGTCACAGATATGAAAATTCCATCAAATAAGTCTGCTTTACTTTTTGCTATTCTAATTCTATTCTCATCTACTCTATCTACAAGATAGATTCCAGGTATTAGATTAGTAAAATTATTACTTAAAACTTCAGATCTCTTATAAAAAACTGCATCACCAGTATAAAAACCATGCTCACTAGTTGAAACTGTGATTATTGTATCATTTTGATAAGAACCACTGAACTTTACAGTCTTATTATAGGGATCAGTAGGTAAAGGTTGTCCATCAATAGTGTAGTTTGGAATGGAATTTGATGTAACAAGTGCCTTACCATCAAACTTACTGTAACTATTTTGAATATTTGCAGTGAAGTTATTTAATTCAGGATACAGTGATGAATTTCCCTTTAGGATTTCATTTCTTAATTTGTATCTAAACTGTGTTGCAATAGGTCCATCCATCTTAACGCGGACACTATTTGATGATTCAATAACTTGAATTACTCCACCAACAGGATTTTGATTTGGTAATTGTAATAGTGAAATTCTATTACCAATTTTCAAATACTGATCATCAAACAATTTGACTGTGTAAATGTTTTCAGATGAACTGACAAGCAAAACTTCCTTTACATCATAAAAAGACTTGACATTTGAAAACCAATTTTGATTTCTAATGTTTAGTTCATCAATACCTAATGTTTGAATATTAATGACATCATCCTTTTCATAATAGAAATTACTACTATCAATTTTTGTATCCTTTAGGGTTGAAGTAATTCTTACTCTAATTTCTTGTCCTCTAAATGTTCCAAAAGAAAAACCATTCAGTCTGATGATAGATTTTTCTAAAATATTAGAAACTATACCAGTTATACCATAGAACTGGGTGGAACTCTTACCAGAATAAGTTACAGAATTAGTTTCTCCATTTTCATCAATTAAGATTAACTCACCACTCTCTGGAAAGGAAAGTGTGGAATCTACATCCAAAATAGTTGCACCAGAACCAACAGTATTTAAAAGTTGGGTGATTGGATTTGGTTCAAACTTTGAAAAGATTGTACCTTCTACATTAATATCTCTTTGGTAACCAAGGTCAATTGAAAGTTTATAATACTCTCCTTCTTCAGAAAATATCTTTTCTACTTCAGTTACTGTACCTCTTGCACCAGTTGTATTTTGGAACAAGGTTAAATTAATCAGATTTTCAGGATTTCCTTGAAGTTTCTCTACAATATAATCCTGTGTTACTGAATAAATGGCTTCAGAAGGTCTTAATAAGAATTCACTAGGTTTTAATATTTCTACCTTCTTTCCATATAGTGCTTTGAACAGTATTTTAAAAGCATCATCAGTTCCTTTTGCTGCATAAAAGTCTTTAGACTGAATCAAGAAGTTTTCTTGATTTAATCCAGAAGCAAGTTCTCTTTCTGCAAATCCAGGTGAATTCTGATCTTTGAATTTCTTCAGGAACTCTTGAAGAAAAAGAACATTCAAATTCTTAATAGATGCACCAGCAGAATGTTTATCTGATAGTGATGTTTCAAATACTAATTGATCTGGTGTATTAGGACTTGTGTAAGATGTTACACCACTAAATCCTCTATAACAATTGATAAATTGATTTCTAGTTTTGGATTCATACAGAATAATTTCATTATCAATTTGAATCAAACCATTTGATTCTGGGAAACCATCTGTAAAACCACCATCAAAACCTGCAGTAATTGTGGTGTCAGTATAAGAAATATCACTTGCAAGAACTGTTTCACTCTTAAGGTGTGTAAGGTTCTCAACCTTTAAATATTGATCCAGATTTTGGATTAAATCTAAAGTACCACCTTGGTACTCCTGTGAAGTGTAATATTCTTCAAGAAACTCGACCAGCAAAGGAAATTCTTCCCTTACATAACGAGGCAGTTGGCTGGAAAGAATGTCTTGGAATTTAACTCTACTTACTGCCATTGTCGGAAGTTATATTACAAACAGGTTCTATATTACTATGTATTAGAGGTATTAGACACTGTTATTACTGGACCTCTTACTAGATTTCCATTGGTGTAACTAGACTTAACATTATAGTTAGTTCCAGAAAGATCATTACCAGAAGAAATTTCATCAGCAATCATACTAACAGTAACATAAGAAGTATCTAACTGAAGATACAGATCTTGTAATTCAATCACATCATTGGAATATGGAATTGCTGATATTTGAATAGTTGGTGGTACAGACCCTCCACCTAATGTTGTATTAATAATTTTTATTGGACTTAATTTAATTTCACCCTTTTCATAATCAATTGTACCAACTCCATTTTTCACAATAACTGGATCATCAGGTGCATTTAACTTGAAAAGAAATACTGATCCAGTTTTTTGATCTGCATTAGGTGAATCACCAAGATATACAGTACCACTAATACCACTTACTGTGAAACCAGAAGACTTAATGTTATATCCAACAATAACACCATCTGATACTCCCTTCACACCTTTGTTCTTAAGATAGAATCTGTTACCAAAACAAATTTCATATTCTACAAACTGATTTAATGTAGGAACCAAATCCCTTCTCATTCCTACTGTAGTGATGTTTGAAGTAATTGCATTATTACTTTCATCAATTACTTTCTGATATTTACTATACTTAAATCTTGCACCAAACTTATTCAACTGTGATGACTTTGCATAGTCCTCAATATTCTTTTGAATAGTTGATGAAAGTGAATTTGCAGAAGATGCTAGATTAGTATTGTAATAAACAAAACTATCAGTTTCAAGATAAAGGTATTTCAAATCAATAATTTCTGGAAGTATTCCAGCAACAGTGTATCTCTTCAATTCTTGTTGAAGATTTCTTTTAACTGCTGATGAAAGAAATACACCATTAGTAGGTTTGATGGAAATGAATACCTTACCATATCTTGGTGGTGTCAAATCTTCTCCACCAAATGCTGATACTGATTCAGCTTCTGCATAAATGGTGGGAATAATAGTTTCATAGTCAGTAGCAGTTACTGCTCTATTCTGTGATGCATAGATCTGTGGTGCATACTTCTTAACAGAATCCACAGATTCAATAGAACTACCACCATTGGAAGTTACTACTGTACTTAACAATGATATATTATTAGTTACAGGTCTATTCAGATCATCTCTTAATTGTCCAGCAAAACTAAATGCTGATACATTATTACCAGTTGCACCATTAGAAGTAATATAACTTACAGTAACAAAATTTGGTTCTACTAACTTCTTACCAAATATCCCATCTCCAAATAAAAGTTCATATCTTTCACCCTCTGTTTCCTTAATAAAATAAGCAGGTGTATTTCCATCTACCTGATATAGACTCTTATAAAGGAAGAACTCTCTTTTGACTTGTGATGATTGTGAATTATTTACAATTACTTTGATTGAACTTACATCAATACCTGAATTAGTTAAAAGGTATCTTTGATTTGGATTTGATGAAGATACTGAAAATGTTTGTGTAATATAATTTCCTTCATAGATATCAATATTTTCAAACTCTACACTACCTGAAGATAAAACTGGTCTTGTAATATCACTTGGTACTACAAAAGTAAATATTCTATTTCCTAATGTTTTTGCACTGGTTGCAACAATACCAGCCTTCAGTGTTACTGAAGTGGCTTTACTTCCAGTCATATCAACACTGAAAGAAACCTTGGCCTTTGATGCCTTACGGGATGTAGGGACATAGCCAATATTCCTCGCAAGGGAAACTACATTCTCGCGAAGGGTAGCACTATCAAGAAACACCTCATTTGTCACCATATTGGCGTTATATGAGTTGATGTAAGTATTAAAAGCTAAAGTGTCAATAATTGTAGAGAGATTAGAACCCTCAAAGTCGTAATCAGTAAAGTTTGAGTTTGTTCTCAGATAACTTTTAATTGATTCTTTTATCTGATCAAAATCAACATTACTGAAGTTAACTAGATTTTGTGTCATTTTTATCTAGCAGGTTGTAGCACGAATGAGAGTTGTTGTTGTAATGCATCAATCCCTACAATAAAATATTGAATGGTTACATTGAATTCATTTGAATCATAGTTAGGACTTACTGAAACTTTATTCAAAGTTACTCTAGGTTCAAAACTATTGATTGAATTTTCAATTTCTGATTTTATGGATGAAGCTGTAAGTTTATCCATATTCTCAAATAATAAACCACTCACATTTGAACCAAACGTAGGATCAAAAGGCTTCTCACCAGGAATAGTAAAAACTATATTTCTAATTGAACGTGCAATTGCATTTTCATTAAAAAGTGAAATTAAATCATTATTCAGAGGATTAATCTGAAATGATGCACTCACATCCTTAAAAGCTTTACTAACTCTAGGAGAAGCCAAGTATCTACAACAATTCTGTTTTATTTATTAGAACTCTGTGAGGGGAATGGGTTCTGTTCCATACTCCCAATCATCATAGTCTTCATCATTCCGAATTCTTTCATGAAGATCCTGTTGTGTTTTGAAATCATGTTTCTTTGGTGTGAGATTGTCATTTGCAATCTCTCTTAACATCTTTGGTTCTTCCATAAGTTCTCCTTTAACTACTAGTTAATCCAGTAACCCTCCCTATGGTAATCCTCTTCTGGTATGTATCTCCACTCCTGGTCTTCTGGTAGTCCCATATGAATACCACCAGTCCAGACAGGTATCATCATAGTATTACCATGTAAGAAGTCGCTATTTCTCCTGAAATGAACTTCTATTACTTTACCATCAATCATCTCCAAATTGATCCAGGGATACTTACCTTTAAGATCTTTTAACACATCAGGGAATGGTATTCTCCAATCCACCCTTTCCCAATAATCCCACTTGTAAAGTTCATTTGAACTTCTTACTCCTCTCACTACCAGATCACTTTGACCCATAAAGTAATCAACAGATATATGTTCACCCTCAAATACTTCACACCAGAACTCAGAAGGGTGTAGATAATCAGTGTTATCCCATATCCATTCTATAGTGGCCTCACGACCCATTCCACGATAGTTTGTGATAGGCCTTACTACATATCTACCTGCTTTAGGTACATCCACTCCTGAGGGACCACAGGTGTATCCTAACTTTTTTGAAAGGATCAGTTTATCATAGACCCATAGGTCATCTACATGAATACCTTCCCATTCTTCTTTAACTTCCATAAGTCCAGATAGTAAAAAAGAGGGGTTTCCCCCTCCTACTTATTTACCTTGACCACGATAAGGTTTCCGTGCATTGTTTCGACTTGATGCTGCATACTTAGTATGCTTTCCACTACCTTGACGAGTATTCTTGGGATGGGACTCAATCATTTGAGAGCCCATCAGAGACTTTTTAACTTTAGCCATAATTTACCTCAAAAATAAAAGAAATTTATTTAAACAAATTCAACTTTTTTTACGTTTGCGAGTTGCCGCTGCTTTACGGGCTCCTGCAGTTTGTGCAGCATTTCGTGCACCATAACGTTTGTCAGGACGACCAGTAGTATTAGGACGAGGACCTTTAGTAAGACGTTGACGACCAGATGCCATTTGTTTTGTTTGAACTGAAGTTATTATAGAGTAAAAGGGGATCCATGGAAGGACCCCTGTGCCACTTGATCAGATGACCCGAGTCTTCTCATGACCAACACGAATACGAGGATCACACCAGATCTCATATCCTGCATCAATGGCATCCAAACAGAATGACACATCTTCACCACACATATCCTGAACAGCACCAGATTCAAATACTTGCATCTTAGGTGCAAACCAGGGATACTTCATCTTCTCATTTTCAAATACACCATGCTTGATCATCAACCAACCAAATCCAGCATAATCAACAGTAAATGGTTTCTTACGCTTCTGAATACCATCTACCATTTCATGATTCATTACACCACCATTATTACGGAAGTCATCCTCTTCCAACCAATGTGCTACAGAAGTGGTACGACCATCTTCAGTAGAATACCAACCTGATACAATTTCACGTTCAGTACCATCAGCACCAATTGCCATATCACATAATTGCCAGAACTTCTGACTAGTGAAAACAATATCACTATCAATCCACAATTGATAGTCATACTTCAATTTACCATCCCAGGGAATTTGATCAGGACCACGAAGAACATTTGCACCCAGACACTTACAACGTGCAAAGTTCACCATGGAACTATAATCCTGAGAAATTTGAATACTCATTCCATTCTGTACCAAATCAAAGCACAGTTGGACAAAGTTCTTCATAAAGACATAAGAACACCCACGTCCAGGAAGACAAAACACAATTGACTTACCACGCATCCGTTCCTTAATTGCGGTATAGTCCCATTCTTCTGTAGGAGTATCTTTGTTTGCAGTAGGCGAATTAGCCTTGACAGTAAAACCCTTTGCCATGAATTAATCCTCAATCAAGTCAATACAACTTTATTATACCCCATTATTTAGTTTGCTGTTACGGGTTTTTACCCGATAAAAATAAGACCCCATAAGACCTCATAAGAACCCCCCAATAAGACCCCAAACCCATCAAGACCCTCTCAGTTCCTCCACCTTTCCCCCCTCAGATGGTTCTGTAAAATTACTTAATCCACCTAAGACTACACTACCTACTATTATCCAAAACATAAAGATAAAAGGTAACATCAATGGCCCTATCACATTTGTCTGAGTCCATCTAGCAAAGGATCTGACAAATACTAAGAAAAATCCTACACGATATACTCTTCCTTCTGTCCAATATCTTTGAGAACTTCTCCTATTCTGTGTAGTCCTAATTACTCTTTCCTTGGGCATCTGTAATACTTCTCTCCTATATTTCTCAGGTACTTGAGCAGGTGTGTTGAGAGTTGTCTGAGAAACTTTTACAGACTCCCCATAACTTGGCATCTGATATATCTTCTCTAATTTCCTTCTCTGAAAACCAACCTTCGGTGATGCCTCCCAGGTCCAATCATCGTTACTCATAAACCCTCATAGTTTCTCTATAGTATATCACAAAAATACCCTATGGCCCAAAAAACCATAGGGGAAAAATTTTATAGACCCAGACATAGATACGCAAAAAATATATGGGAAATATTTTTATGTCTATCCTATACTTTTGTAGGTTAGGCAATTGTGTTTTTTCTAAAGGGGGGGCCTTCGAAGAACATCAGATACCATCAGATACCATCAGATACCATCAGATACCTTATAGAAATCACACGCTATCACAAAATATAAGAAACCCGCTAAACATTAATTATACTGTCCGCCGGCCCTTAAGTATAAGAAACTGTGCGCCACTAAGTAACACTAACTGTGCTGTCCTTATATTATATCATATGACATATGTTTCGTCAATGATATAATGAATATGTGTGACCCTTATATTATACTCTGAAACACTGTTAGGTGTCACATAGTGTCACATCTGTTTTGTTAACATAACCTCATCAAGTCTGTCAGATAGACTATTCAGTGTGTCTCTGATAACTGTT